AAATGTTGTCCAGTTAGCACAGGCTATGGGTTATATGCCAAGAGCAACTGTAGGTGCTGTTGTTGATTTAGATGTATATCAACTTTTACCGGCAACAGGCACAGGAGCTTCAACCCAACCTGACTGGAGATATTCTCAATTAATTAATGAAGGAATGACGGTTCAGACCAATGATGGTTCTGGCCAAACATTTAGAACACTTGATGATATTGACTTTGCTGCCAGTTCATCATACGACCCAACAGATTTAACTGTATATTCTGTTGATAATGATGGAATACCTGTTTATTATCTTTTAAAGAAAAAAGTAAAGGCTAGGTCTGGTACAAAAAGAGAAATAGAATTTAATTTTGATGACCCTGAAAAATTTGTCAGTATATTAATACCAGAAACAGATGTCGTTTCGATAGATAAAATAACTGATTCAGATGGTAATATTTGGCACGAGGTTGATTTTTTAGCACAAGATACCATATTTGAAAAGGTTAGAAATATTCCTAGTAATGGTAGTACATCGCTTTCAACTTTTGCAAATACGGTTCCTTTTCTTCTAAAAACAATACGTGTTCCAAGAAGATTTATCAAAAGACTTAATTCAAAAAATCAATATGAAATTAGATTTGGTGCTGGTGTTAGTTCATCACCAGGTGCAACAGTTACTCCAAGCCCTTCCAATGTAGGTGCAGGTACTGGTGTTTCATCATTGCTACAAGCCTGGGACCCATCAAATTTTCTTCTTTCAGATGCTTATGGTCAGGTACCACAAAACACAACGTTAACGATAGAATATTCCACAGGTGGAGGTGTACAGAGTAATGTTAACTCAAATACATTGACAGATGTAGGTAATTTAACTTTTGCCAGACAAATGAATAGTCTGGATGGTGATCTGGTTAATCAGGTTAGGAAATCAATCGCCTGCAACAACCCATCGCCAGCAACTGGTGGTACCGGTGAAGAACCAACTGAAACAATAAGACAAAATACATTTGCACATTTTAGGGCTCAAAACAGAACTGTTACTAAGGAAGACTACGAATTAAGATGTTATACAATGCCTGCTCATTTAGGTACAATTGCTAAAGCATATGCCGCAATCGATGATTTAGGTGTTACATCATGTGAAACTGATGAGCAGTTGATGGAGGAAATAAATTCACTTCAATCTGAACTTCAAGAATGTGAAGATAGCAAAGAGGTTTTACAAAATCAAATAGTAGATTTACAAACAATAATCAATGAACAGTATACTCAAATAGTTAGTTTATTGGATAATCCTCCATCTGACTGCCCTCCGTGTGAGGCAACACAAGAAGATGTTGATAATGCCTATGATAATGGTTATTCAGATGGGTATGCTGCTGGTCAAGGAGATTATGCTAATTCTGGTGGAGGTGGTGCAACCGGTTCTAATTGCGAAAACATTTTAGCAGGGGTTGTAGCAATGGACAAGCAGATTGAAATTATAGAAGGTAGAGGTTGGTTTTCCAGTCCACAAGAACAGCAACAATTCGAAGATCTAAAGAACAGAAGAGATACCGAATACAGTAAATATTTAAGATGTTTGGATGCTGAAAAATATGGATCTGACATTGCTACTAAACGCGAAGAAGAGATTGGAATTCTTCAGAACACTATAACAAGACTTAATGAAGAGAATTATAAATGGAAGGCAGCAGCAGCTAGTTGGGAAGAAGCTGCCAGGTCTACTACAGAAGGATATATACCTCCTGATGGTGCATCCCCTGATGGTGGATTTAATCCTTCTAACTTTAGCGATCCAATTAATAATAATATAAATCCAAGTGCTGAATAGACAAAAGGAAAAATATGCCATATAACAATAATTTACCTTTTAATCCTGGTGGAGGAAATAATGCAGGCTTTACTCCATTTGGTGGAGGAAATAATGCAGGCTTTACTCCATTTGGTGGAGGAAACAGTGGAGGCCCTATTCAATGGGGTGGAGGTAATATACCTTTACCTGTTCCTGGTAAACCACCAACGATAGATTTATCACCAACATGTCCAGGGATTGTTAATCTATTTATTTTAAGCCAAAATGAAAATGGTGAACTTCAAAATGCAAATGCAGCATTAAAAAGAAATTTAAAAAATTATCTTTTAGACCTAAAAATGTTAACCGATAAGGTTATAATAAGAAATGCATTTGTTATTAATATATCTGTTGAATTTGAAATTGTATCTTTACCTGATTATAACAGCCAGGAAGTTTTACTTAATGTGATTGACCATTTGAAGGAACATTTTAAAATTGAGCACTGGCAAATAGGTCAAGCCTTAAGTTTATCAGATGTAAGAAGAGTTATATACGACACTGATGGAGTACAAAATATAAATTCTTTAACAATACAAAATGAATGTGATGCAGCTCAAGGTTATAATGCTAATTATTATGATATAGCAAGTGCTACATTTGATGAGGTTATTTATCCATCTATTGACCCAAGTATATTTGAAATAAAATTTCCTGAAAAGGATATTAGAGGAACTGTAAGGAACTAAAAATGATTTATTCTATTTTTCCAACTAAGGATGCTACACTATATGAAAGATACGAAACCAAGAATACAGGTTTGGATTCAATACTTGAGATAAGTAATGGTTTAGCAGATGATGGTAGTGAATTAAAATATAATTCTCGTACCTTATTAAAATTTGATTTGACTGAGGTTTCAAATTCTATTGTTGATGGAAAAATAACTAATCCTAAATTTTATCTAAATTTATTTGTAACTGAAGTAAATGAAATTCCTTTGGATTATACAATTTATGCCTATGCTGTTTCTCAAAGTTGGGATATGGGTATTGGTAAAAGTGATGATGTACCAATTAATACCGATGGTGTAAGTTGGAAATACAGAAATGGTTATAAGGCTGGTGCTGGTAATATATGGTCAACGGCCAGTTTGGCAGCAGAAACCACAGCAAGTTGGACAACAACTCCTGGTGGAGGAACTTGGTATACAGGTTCTGGATATGAAGCCTCTGAATCTTTTTCATATCAAAATGCAGATGTGAGAATGGACATAACTGACATCGTCAATAACTGGTTATCGGGCTCAATTCCTAATGAGGGATTGATTATTAAAAGATCTGATTCAGATGAAAGTAGCGAAGCTATAGATGGTGGTAATATAAAATTCTTTTCAAGAGATACTCATACTGTATATCCTCCTAAAATGGAAATAGCATGGGACGACCAATCTTTTGAAACAGGTTCGTTGACAGAATTGACTGATGATGAAATACTTATTTATACAAGAAATTTAAAAGAAAGTTATCCTTCAGGCTCGAAGGCGAAAATAAGAATTGTAGGTAGAAACCAATTTCCTACAAAAACATATGCAACATCTTCTCAAATGTTGGATGTAAAATATTTACCTACAAGTTCATATTATTCTATAAGAGATGCTAGAACTGACCAAACAATAATTCCATTTGATGATAATTATACTAAAGTATGCTGCGATTCAACAGGTAATTATATCAAATTGTGGACTCAAGGTCTACAACCTGAAAGAACATACAGAATACTTTTCAAGGTTAATCGAGAAGGTGGGGACATTGTTGATGTTTATGACCAGGACATCTTTTTTAAAATAAGTAGGTAGAAAAATATGGCAACAGTTATATTAATAAACCAGACAACAAATGGTGGTGAATATATATTGGACGCTAACGGATCTGATTTTGTTGGCGTTTTTCATGTTTATGATGATGGTACATTAAGAACTGGTACAGGTGTTTTAGGTTCAACAACACAGATAGGGTTTTTATTGATACCTAATCCTGTTGCTCAAGGTTTACCGCAATATACAAATCCAAGTACGGCACCAATTGCTTTTTCTGGTCCAGCCAATTCAGTAAATGTGCCTACTACACCTGATGGTCAATCTTTAATTTTCGAGGAAGATAAACTTTCTAAGGATGGATATAAAAAACATGCCACAGCTGTTTATCAATCCAGATATGACAATGAGGTTTACACAAATGTAGTTGACACAACAATATCTGAATTGCTTAACATAAGACCTACACCACCAATGGAAATATTAAACCAGCCAGCTGATCTTTTAAATGAGAGTCAGTTGAGAGTTATTGGTGGTTCTAATCTTCAGCTTAATGTAAGAATTGATGGACCTTCAGTGTTAAATCCTCCTATTTCATTTAGCTGGTATCAAGATGGCGAACCTATTGTTCCAATTGGCACATCTAATAATTTAGGTTCAAGTGTATATCGTATCACAACTTCAAGTGGAGGTGAAGAAATTGAAATTCCTGAGGTTCCTGGTGGTACAACTGGTACAGCATTACAGAATGCATTATTTGATGTTATGACTAATGACCTAGGATATACACCACAGGCTGCAACAAATTATATTAAAAACGCAAGAAAAGTATATACTCAAAATAAATTAACAATTTATAATTTAAAAACACCTGAATCAGGTTTCTGGAATTGTCAGATAACAGACTCTGAAGGTAATGTAGTTATTAGTGAAGGTGTATTTGTTGACGTTATAGACCAATATGATTTAACTGTGTTCAATGGTAACATTATTAAAAATGGAGATGCCAGACAAGGTTCAGCATTCTGGACAAAGGTAGGTGATGCTACACCTGTATCTTTGGCAATGCAAGATGAATCAGGTCCTTATTATTTTGGTTCTCAATTTAAAGGTGATAATTCAATGGCACTGGATGGAAGATATTATCCACCTTCAGATTTTTGGGATGGTGTTAATCCAGGTACAAAAGGCCAGCCTGTTACAAGAGATCAGAGATATTTTTTCGGAGGTTGGCAACCAAACTCTACAACTGCTGATAATTATGTTACATATCCTCTTAATAGCTATAGTACAATGAGACAGGAAATAGATTTAACTGAGGCAATAGAAATAATAGACAAAGAAATTGTTGGGGTTGAAGATGTTAAAATGGACGTTTGGTCTTGGTTAGGTAGTATGGGTTGGACCGAGTCATTAGATGGTAGAATAAACCATCATGATGTAGTTGATGGTAAGGTTAGAGAATTATGGGGCTATGGTTGGGGAAAAGGTTCCTTAAATTCTTCACCAATAAGTAGTGAAAAATATAAACCATATCCTAATGGAAGCAGTGAGGTTGACATGTACGACACCTATGTTAGAAACTGGGATGGTCTTGGTAGGTATTTTTTAAATACAGGCCAGGTTGTATGGTGGCAAGTAGGGCTTAATTCCAGCGGAGGAGGTAATGCAAATGTTAGTAAAACAGTAGAACCAATTTCTTTTGTTTGGTGGGATTATAGACATGGTCTTTTCACAGACTGGGTTAGAAGTCAGGTCCAGGATAAAGTTTATGTTACATACGAATTTTATGGTGGTGAAGAAGAAAAATTAAATACTGGCGCGCCAGGTACCTCTTTTGGCCAACATGTTTTGGAAAATCCATATTATTATGAAGAATTACCACATTCGCTTTATTTTTATGTTGTTAATAAAGGAAATAGTTTAAGAGGTAACAACGGAGGAAACCTAGAATCAGGAGGTTGGTTTAGAGCTAATGGCACAGTAAGAAGTGGTGATAGTTGGGTAACAGGTCCTACAAAATTTATTTCAGGTGCATATCTAGATAAAAAAGCAGGTTTAATTCCAGGAGGCGTTGAACATCCTGATTCCAAATATTTTTATTGGGACTATTATGACAATGGTCGTTCGTCAGATGCAGGTACAACTAGAGGAAGTCAAGGTGGCTACAGAGGAACCATTGATACTGATTTTGATGGAAATTATAGTTCAGGTACAGGAGCAGGTGCAAGAAATGACAACCAAGGTAGCAGAGGTTATAAAACTAGTAATGGTTACCAACCTTTTGATTTTGTTTATCCAGCAGGTGGTGGTGACAGTAATAGTAACAGGCCTTTGCATAGTATTAGTTATGGTTACTCACAATTGGCTTTTAATGGAATAAGATATAATAGAATTCATAAAAAAACAAAATTTTATTATACTGAAAAAAATGACATTAAGGTTCCAAAAGGTACAAGAAAACTTGTTGTGACTGTTAGATATGAAAGAGATTCAACTAGAGGTTATGAGTATTCAAGGCTAGGTTATAATAAAAATCCGAATCCAGCACCTAGCGGTAATGGTACCTACGGGTTGATGAATAACTGTGCCGCAACCAACATCAATGCTCATCTTAAAGTTATTTTAAAATAGGAGAAAAAATGCCAATCAACCCAAATTTTCAATCTGCTACAACCCCTCAAAATATTCAGGGCCCTCAAAATATTCAGGACCCTCAAAATATTCAGTCTACTGCTACATCTACGTATTCATTTGAAGGTCTTCTTAATGCACAGAACCTTGCTGAGACTTCAGCCAATAATATTTTATTAACAACAGCTCCAACACCAAGAGAGATTATATATAGAGTGGAGGATACTAAAAAAAGTCAAGCAATGTATGTTTCTGAAACAATTGCTGAGCAGGTCGAGGTTGGCCAGGTCTACATAAGGTCAGATCAAGTCGCAGGTCCTAATATAACAACTTTAACAGCCGATGAAATTTTACAACTCCAGCCTGATAACCCACAACAATATATAGCACCGACTGTAGGTGGTGGTGTAGTTCAAACAGGACCAACAACAGTTACAGGGACTCAAACTAATTTTATAGGTTATTTAGGTTCCAATACAAAATTTACATTTGCCTTGAGAGGTTTTAATGACCCTTCAACAGGAATCAATGTTAAATACCCTGTATTTTCAGGACCCAAACCTACAACAGCATCAGCTGGTGCACCAACAGAAATTTTAGATAATATCACGTCTGATGGTGGTATAAAAATAGTTACACCTGGCAATTATAAATTTACAATGAGTGCTCAATTTTCTAATAGAAAAATATGGTGGAAAAAAGGACTGTGGTGGGGGTTTGGTAATCGTAATTCCACAAATCCAGATTATTTTTATATGGGGATGAAGATAGTTCGTACAAATGGTAACGACACCTTTGTACCAATTCAGAGTTTTGCCGGAACAAACGGATATATTGCAAAAAATTTAGCTATAACCAATGCAAAGAATGACAATTGGGATAATCTTAAAGTCTTACAAACTTTAAATTTTTCTGCAGCAGTAACTTACAATAATTTCGATGCTGGTGACATTATAAAACCTTTTTATGTGTATGTCTACGGCATAGGTGAAGGCAACGATCCTAAATCGATTACGGAGGTTGTTAGTGAGGAAAATATTTTACCTGAATTTACATCCAACGATAACTACACCTATTTTAAAATAGAGAAAGTTAATTAAATTAACCAAATTTTATATTTATTGTAAAGGCAAAAATCATGGCTGTTGATTATTCAGAAGACGACATAGCCTTATTAGGCGACGGGCAACTTATAGATGTTTTAACATATCCTCAATACCAGGTTGATGTTAATTGTTCCTGTCATGCCTTGTTAAAAAATCCAGATAACAAACTTTTAAATAGACTTGAGTTTCATGTTTGGGATGAATCGAAAACTGTAAGAATAGGTTCGATAGACAGTGTTCCAACAACTCAATACCAGTGGATGGCAACAAACCCTTTACCACATTTACAGCTTGATATTGATAGAAATTTAAGAGATATAGGTATTACTGAAGGTAGATTTGTTGTTGAATATTTTCTTTTTAGACCAATGGCTAATTTTGTTATTAAGGAAATTTCATCTACAAGAACTGAAATGAGAGTTCAACCTGTCCAGACAACAGTAACATCTGCTGATATGACTGGTTATCGTTCACTCCTAACTTATAGGCGAGTATGTTCTGATGGTACAAGAAATGAATTAATTGCAAATTTTGGAGACCATAAACATATTGCAATTACCAATTGGATAACTGATGGAGAGGCATCTGGACAAAATGTTCCAACATGTGATAATGTTTATCAATTTAGTCAGGATATAGATTTTGTCAATCTTGATGAAAATGGTAATGCGGACCCATGGAGCTCGATAATATTAAAAACATATGAACCACTTCCGGTTGATATAACTGTCAAAAAACAATTTAGTCTTCAACTACAATTTGTTGAAAGAATTGAGAAAAACGTTGTAATATATCCTTTTCCAGATATTGAAAAATGTAGAATATTAAGAGCACCAGATTGGTCAACAGTAGATAATTTTACCAACGATGTAAATGGTCTTTCAAATCAAAACTGGAATAGTGTTTTAGGTAACAATGTTTCAGGTTCAGTTTCCAATAGATTGATTAACGAATTTTTAAGTGGAAGTAATGGAATACAATTAAATGTTGATTATAGAAATTTTGAAAATTTTGTACATTTCGGAAATGCTCAAAGTAGACTAGAAAATTTTTATAAAAAGGTTCAAGACATTGAAAGTAAAAATGCCAGCATTGCCAGCTTAACAAACGGAATAAATCCTTCATATTCAGGTATAACATCATCAGCTGAATTCAAAAATAATATACTTAAATTTGAAACAGCAAGGGAAAATATAATTGGTGGTTTTGATGATTTTGAAAAATATCTTTATTACGAATCATCTTCATATGTGTCAAATTCCTTTGGTGAATTTTTGGATATGGCATGGCCTAAATCAGGTAGTATTAAACCTTATTCATTATATTCTGTTTCTTCATCTATAGTGCAAAATTGGTTTGGTTCTATTGCTGATAAAAAAGGATTAGTATATTCGGCTAGTATTTTTGATTTTGACAATAGAAACCAATTAATAAAAACAATACCTGAATTTATTAGAGAAGATTCAGAAAACGAAAGTTTTGAAAGATTTGTTAAATTAATTGGACAGCATTTTGATGAAAGTTGGTTATATACAAAACATCTTAATAAGATTCATGATAGACATGAATCTATCGAAGAAGGTATGTCAAAAGATTTAATATTATATGTATTGCAACAATTTGGTTGGAACCCTTTAAATGGACAATCTTTTGAATCTCTTTGGAAATGGGCATTTGGTACTGATGCAAATGATGTATACCAAACAATTGATTCTTTTTCTAATCCTAGTTCAAGTATAAACTTTGTTACAACTGAATCAATATCTTCCAAAGATATAAACAGAGAAATCTGGAAAAGAATATTAAATAATATGCCACATTTGATGAAAACAAGAGGTGCTAAAAAAGGTATGCAAGGAATAATAAATTGTTATGGTATACCTAGTTCAACACTTAATGTTGTTCAATATGGTATTCAAACGTAGGTAGTATGAGACAGGACATTTTTAATTATGCTTTAAAATTTCCGGGAGCTTCAAGTTCATCGGTTTTTAAATTTGGTTCTGCAGGTATCAATTTAGAATCAGGTAGACCTGGTGATGCTGTTGAATTTAGATTTAAACTGGTTGATGCCGATACATATCCAACGCTACCCACTGAATTAGCAAATCAGGTAATATATAGTTCTGAAGGTGAAAATGGTGGTATAAGAGTTAGATGGAGCGGTTCGGGTAATGATACTAATAGAGAAGGATATGTTGATGTATTCTATGTTTCAGGCTCATCATATGCTACTCATTCAGTTGGACCGGCTCCAATATATAATGGCGATTGGTGGACTTTTATTTACCAAAGAACCTCAGGTTCAAATAGCGATAATATAACTCAAACATATAATTCTTTTTTAAAACAAAAAGATTTTGATGGAATTGATAGACATTTTTCATCGAGTTATACATCAACAAATGATGCTGATAATACAAAAAACATATTAAGAGGTACTGATCTGCCTATGACAATTGGAGGTATTACATCTTCAAATAGTCATGGTTATATGTATGCAGGTGAATTACAAGAATTTAGAATATATACAGAGGCCTTAGAAGAAGATGTTTTTAATGGTCATGTTTTGTCACCTGAATCATATGCATCTAATAATCCAACAGGTTCATTTTACGATTTAGGATTTAGACTTAAATTTGGTACTGAACCTTTGGAGTGGAATCATTCAGTTTATACAATTGTTTCCTCTAGTCACCCAAATCAAGATATAACAACGTGGAATGGTGTATCTTCATTACTGGTTGCAACAGGTTCTGGTTGGGCAAACAAAAGTAGTTATAGTTATAACGAAGAAGAAGTTGTGCCTAAAATGCCAAAGGTTTTAGGATTACAGCCTGTTGAGGATGAGATTATAATTGCAGACGAAAATCCTGCAATAATAAATTCCAATGGTGAGGTTGTATTAAGTAGAGATGCATCTGTTTTAAAAAAATCAACTGAATTATCATCTCCAGCAGCATCTAAAATAGGTATTTATTTTTCTCCTACAAATGAAATCAATAAAGATATAATGAATCACATGGGTGATTTTAAATTAGATGATATTTTAGGAGACCCTGAGGAAGAGTACAATAATGAATATAGTACACTTAGAAAATTTAGAAATGAATATTTTAAGAAAAATAAAGAAAAATATAATTACGTAGACTATTTTAATATTATAAAATATTATGATACGTCAATATTTAGAGCAATACAAAGTCAATTCGATGCCAAAACAAAAGCATTGACAGGTGTTGTTATAGAACCTCATATTCTTGAAAGAAATAAGGTTAAAACATTAAACCAGCAACCTTCCTACGAAAGTTTAAATTACGATACTGAATTATCGTGTTCTAAAACCATTGAAGGACAATATTCTAATATGAATATTGCAACTGAAATGAGTCAATCACCAGATTTGGCTTTTGATTATGTACAAATGTATACAGGTTCAGTTGAAAATGTTACTGAAATAGAATCTGAATATTTAAAACAATATACATCTTCAATAGATTTTAGAGGTGCCATAATTACATCAACAGTTCCATACACCACAACTGATGGTAGTGAAACAGTAGGTGAACTAGGTAAGGAAATCGAATTGGCACAAGACCTCCCAATATTCGAGCAAGGAACTTCTAAGTTTTATGATGGATTAAACTTTACAAATTCAGATGTTAATAAATCAGGTTTTTCTTTGGCAACTCCAACAAGAAGTTTTGGAGCTCAATATT